GCGGCAACAATTGCTGCAACTGATACAAAATATGTTGCTGCCATATCACCTAGAATTTTAGACGCTTGGTCTAATCCACCTAAGTTTGCAAGAACTACTGCAAACGGATATAACAACATACCACCTAATGCAAACCACGCCATCTTACGTTGTGCATCACGCATCGCATCTTGGTCATCAAGTTCTTTCCTTTTGAACTCAAGATACATATCATGTTCTTCTTTAGATACTCTACCATCTCCGTTTGAATCTGCGGGATGATATTGATTTAAATTATCTTCTTCTGACATCTTAACGGTCTCCTTTTAAGTCACTTGGACAATTATTTATATTACCATTAAGTCCTATAATAGTCTTCCTTCCCGTATTGATGATGGGACTTCTGTGAGGAACCATTGCGGGAAAACAAAAGACATCTCCAGCATAGAGATTTTCATTCCAATCTATTCCATGAAACTCTGTTGCGGATTGGTCGTCAGGTAATTCTACCATATAGATTGCGGATGCATTACACCCTTCATGTGTGTGCCACCCGAACTCTGCACCATCTTCATATTGTGCAAACCATATACCTTGTACATTGAAGTTACGACACCCCCATAGACTTGCATAGTGGTCTAGATACGGTTGTACCGCATTCTTAATAGTAGTGTTATATATTCGGTTGGTTCGGTACGCCTCATCTTTGACATGATAGTCAGTGAGGGTCATGTTTGCGAAACCTGTGAAGTCGCATTCAATCCATTGACCTAGGTCTGTTTGTACACCACCATCATTCGTCAACTTAGAAATGTTTGCAAGTATCAGTCGATTGAAGACTTTTATATATTCTTCAGGTGTGTGGTGTGCCCCACCTACGTAGTTATGGTCAGATTCTAAACGGTACTTCCGAAAGAATGGTGGATTCTTTATGTTGTGAACCATTTTGGGCATAAGTTATCATCCAACGAGATATTCGTACACGTCTTTCCAACCTTTCATGAGAGGGAAGTCCTCACAATCCATGTTGTACCCATGTTCCATTACAAGTGATTCAAGACCAACTTTAGAACCCGCTTCTGCGTTTTCTACTTTGTCTTCGACCCAAATGTATTCAGTTCCTTTATAAGGTGCAAGGACTTCATCCTTATCTGCACCGCAATCAAGGTAAATGAACTTAGTGAATGCAGTCTCACCGAACAACTTCTTGATATTCATTGTTCTTAGTTTTTGTGCATTCTCATCTTTACTCATTGATGTAATTAAGTGGAACACATATCCGTGTTCTTCGTGTAACTTTCTGACATACTGGATTGCATCCCTTAGAGGGGGTACGAAACCCATGTGGGCAGATTCATTAAATTCTCTAACTAACTTCTTAGACTCACTTCTTGGTATTCCGTAGATTTCTCCTACGTCATACACCAACTTGTTTTGTGCGACATATCCTTTTTCAGTCATCCACACATCAAATGCGTAACCCCAGTTTAACAGAACACCGTCCGCATCTGTCAGTATTACTTTATGATATTGGTCTAACATGGATTTTCCTTTCTCTTTATTTTTTATCATGTTAGTATTATAACAAGTAAAACATGATTTGTCAAGTGTTAAATATATTTAAATTTGCCCGCATAGTAGTCATTGAGTAATTCTTTCTTACCAAACCCACCTGTATAATGTAGGAAGTTTTGGTCTTTCCAGTCCGCATCCTTTTTGTAATGGGGTGGTGAGTCATTCCATGTTTGATTCATATGGTTGATACTGAATCCATGTTTGACTAATTGTGCAGAAATATAAGGTTGGTCATTGTTCAACCAAAACGGGTCATCATGTTTCTCACCGTCTTTTATGTAGTCTACCCAAGAGTCGAAAACTTCTCTTGCACGAAGTCGTGCTTCCTTTGTCCATACATGTACACCTGTATTCATTATGTGTACTCGTGAAGGATTAACACCCTCTTCTGTTACAGGAACTATTGGATATCCTAGTCTATCGTACTTAGAACAAATCGCTTCATACTGAGAGTCTGCATTATCCCAACTTGCATATGGATACTCTCGTTTTCCGTCCTTACCTCTTGCGATATGAATACTGGATTCCATAATACCCGATACATCTTTCCCACTTTGCACGTGCATTTCAAAGATATCTTCTTCGGTATTACATATGATATCGGTATCACAGAATAACAGGTTATCAAAATCATCATAGATTGGGTCATACATGAGACGTAGAACTTCAAATAACAAGACCGTATGACCTGTAACACCTACGGTTGTGTGTTGTTTTTTTGAGTAATGGTGGGTTGCACCAATCTTCTTTGCATACTTCATGAATGAGTGTGCGGACATATCTCCTACTTGTCGATATACCGAAGACCTAGTCCTATCAGGAATTTCCCTAATTGGGCCTCTAGAATCACAATCATCTCCAGTAATCATATACTGGAATATTACATTATTCATTCAGGCAATCCAAAACTGTAGTGTGTTTTACCATCTACACGTTGTGCAGTCAAACATTTATTACGGTTCTTTTCGGGACTCACATATGATAGATGAATCCAACCCGATGTTGGGTCACCGTCTTCATAGAACTCAGAGATGAGTTGGTCAAATTCTAGATTGTCTCTAATCCATTTTGCAACTTCTAGGTTGTCTGCACCGTCACATTCAAAGTCAACTGCTTGACCTTTACTGTGTTGTGATGTCTTAGAACCACCAATTGCTTCATTCAATGCGGGACTTCTATACCCCGAACTGAGTCTTGTAATACCCCAATGTTCTCTGACCTTCTGTACACAATTCTCGAACAGTTCTTTTGCTGCTACGAGGTGTTCGTCTTTGGGTGTGTTGTCTATACCCAAACGAGTTGCAGTCGATGACTTAGTAAACTCTTTGAGTGTGAAATTTTTACTTAGTTTCATTTTAATATCCTAACATTTCTTTGGTCATGATATAGTCTCTCACGAAATCACTTCGCACGATATCTTTCCAATTATACTCTACACAACTAAAGTTTTTCAGTTGTTCGATGATATTTATAAAGGTTGTAATACCCCTTCTATCATTTTCCTTATTAAAGTCTGATTGTTTATAGTCACCCGCAAAGATAATCTTTGAGTTGCGACCCAACCTTGTTATTATGGAATCAAGTTCGTGGAAAGTAAGGTTCTGACATTCGTCAACAACTACCACAGTATCGTCAAGTGTTATTCCTCTGATATGAGAGGTAGACATAATCTCTAATCGTTCTGCACGAATGAGTTTCTCATATGCACCACCATCATCAAACAGTGTTGACATGATAGGAACATAAGGTGTAGTATATGCTTCAAGTTTCTCATCGATAGTGCCTGGTAGATATCCTATCTCCCGTGTTGGGACTGCACTTCTTACGATAACAACTTTCTCTGTGGGATTACTTTTATCTAATACTTTTTCGAGTGCAAAGTATAGTCCTAAAAATGTTTTACCTGTACCCGCAGTACCATACATCATTAGATGGTCACCTTGTTTCCATGCATTAAAACATTTTGATTGATTTTCTGTCAGGGGGTCGAATGTGTTGAGATGTTCCATTCGAAGTATTTGGGGTTTAGTCATTAATAAGTCTTTATCGTGTTTCCACGTCCACTTTGTTTTTTTATTCTTTTGATATGGTCTCTCCAGTCACCACTAGTTTGGGACACGATGTTACCACCCGCACTTGATATTAAAGCAGGTGCAGTGAACTGTCTTTGGAGATGTGGGTTGTCTTTAACGAAGTCATCATATTCTGACATCTTCATTATATGTTCTTCGACTTCTTCAGTCTTGGTATTTAAAAAATCGTATGATGGCATAGTATTATATATCCTGTATTATAAATGACGAAGGGGTGACATGCACCCCTCCGAGATAAGTATCACCTTCCTTATTTATGCTGATTGTTGAAAAAACTCATCATATTGTTCGATAGATGCATTTAAGAATTCCCGTTTTGCAGACAACTTTTTAACGAGATTATCTTTACCCTTTTTCTTCAATCGGTAAATATAATTCTCTAGTTCTCTTTTGTCATTCTTTAACCGTTCTATCTGACTATACGGCATAAACGTCTCCTTGTGTTAATGGTTGATTAAACTCATAACAAAATGAAGAAATTAGGCGGAAGGTAACATATTCGGAAACGCCTCCTGTACCAATTTCTTGGTCAATCCTTTTGATGGAGATTTCTTATTGACCATATCAATAACTATCAATGCATCTTCAGCAAAGATACTCTCCAATAACTGTATAAAACTTCGTTCGATTTTCCACGAGGGTTGTTCTGAACTTCGGGCACCCTCAACGTAATCACCGAATTGTCGGTGTAATCTACGCAAACTTGATGGAACCGATTCGGGTCGGTTGGGTGTGAAAGGTGGTTTACCTTTAGGTAAGATGAACTTAAGTCGTGGGTCAAACGCACCACGAATAACATCTTTAAATGCGGGAACCTTGTTCCCTGTTTCTTGAAGGTACTTAATCTTATCTGCCTTCTTTGTTAATTTTTGAAATTCTTCAAAAAGTTCGAAAACTTCTCTTTCCATAATATTTTTCCTCTTTATATTATATATGCAAAAAGATATCTCTACAGACACCTTTTTACGGTTTAATTTAAACTATTTCTGTTCCTACAGTTCTACGTACAATATCGTCATGATTGAACTCTGCCCAATATAACTCAAATGCAACACCATCCGTGACACCTTCAAATTGATGTATCTTGCCTGGTTTTACCTGTGTAAACTGACCCGCAGTCAGAATAGTTTCATCAACAAGACCTTCTTGTTCTCCGTCTTGCCATACACGGACAATCATAGTACCTTTTTCACAATAGAATCCATTCCACTTATATTCGTGTAAGTGTTCAGAACACTTGAATCCTTTCTTGAATTCGATACGATGAAATTCTAGAACACCATTCGCATGAATGAGTTCCGTCTGTCCCCAAATCTTTCCTGCTTTCATAATCACTCCTTTGGTACTACTTATATACTTTATAAGAGACGATGCATTCTCACGTTTCCGAATTCATCGTAGTAGTCCATGAACTCTATCAACTGTTGTTCATACTCTCCGAGTAACCATTCATTGTTGTATGAGGCCTCGTTGTCACCATTCTTCACAGACTCAAGTAGGTTTTCTTTACAAACTTTAATCATTTCGATTAATGCTTTTTCCTTCTTAAGGACTTCTTCTTTAGTTATCATTCAAAAGTCTCCGTCCAAGCCATGAAGATTTCACGTGCCTCACCTTTACTCAATTCAAACGTTTCCTGTAACAACTTAGGTGCTCCGAACATATTCATTGTTCCACTCTCACGTAAGTCATTTAAAAATTTAAAAAACATTTCCATAATTTTTCCTTTCTATGTGTACAGACTTATTTCAATATAGTGACTTCTGTGGAAGTAGTCTGTCATTGCGTCATCTTCATTGAAGAAGTCTTCACCTTCCATGGCACCTTTTAATTCGGTCAAGAAGGCAGTACCTTTTTCACCATAGTTTTCAGCAATCCAATACTCGTTGACTCTATGTCCCCACTTCTTAGATTCCTCTATTACTTCGACAGGGTCAAACGTGTAGTGTCTGTTTTCCCTCTCTAAGACCTTCTGAGGATGCATCTGAACCTCACAGTATTCAGTCAAGATGTCTTCTGCACCTTTGACCTTTGCAACCAAAGTACTGTGGTGATTAACACCCAAAGATACTTTGTATCCATATTTCTTGCAGACTTCTTTGATTCCAACCGCAAGTTTCTTTTTATCTTCTTGACTTACATACGCCATAATTTCTTTCTCCTAAATCTCAATTACAAATACATTATTACATACTCAACAGGTTTTGTCAAGTGTTATTTTCAAAATAAGTTCGATTTCTTTCAACTGTTTTTCAGTCGGTTTGAAGTGGGGATTCAAGAAGTACTCTTCTAAGAGAGTACCCTTTTTGTATCCTTTACTCATCCTTCCACCCTATCGTGGATAGCAACAGCACCGTAGAAACAACCACCAAGTAGTTCATCACAAAGTCTTGAGAACCTTGAGTCTGAACCACCCGCATAGTTCCCACCGAACATGGTCATGTTGTTATTCAACTTTTGAGTCGGAATCAACCTAAGTATCTTCCTACCACCGATAGGTTCTGCCATTACCAGTGTTGCGGACGGATAGTCCTCACTTGGTTCGAATGGCCCTTCTGCGTTTACCACACAGAAACCTTTTGCGTAACTTGACTCACCACCATTGGTGCAGTCGTAATTACCGTGTTTATAAATGTCTACGTGTATTCCCATTATGCAACCTCCTCGCACTTGTTTAAATATATTTCGAAAACCTTCTCTCTGTCGATACTGTCTCCACCACCCCAAATATGGGTTGGTTTACCATCAACATAATTCTCTTCGATGCAAGGATAATCACCATCAAGGTATTCTTCCATACACTCGAATGCATCTATAAGACCCATTTGGGTATCTTTATAAACCGCATCCCATTTAGGGTCTTTACCATAGAACGCCATTAGGTATTCAATGAATTGACCTTTTTCATTGTTGGTAGGATATCCACCGTCAAAGATTAGTTTTTGATTTTTCATAATTTCTCTCTCTTTTGTCATTATGTTATTATAATAACAAGTCTAACACGTTTTGTCAAGTGTTTTCTTTACTTTTTTTAAAGTTTTTTTAGAGAGGGAGTTTTGGTAGGTGTTTCGAGTGGATTTTGCATCCAATGAACTCGTTATAATAATCATCCCTTAATAGGACATCATTTTCGAACTGTAGTTTCGCCTCATAGTATGAACACTCCCCTTTAGTAGAACACAGTCTTAGGATGCGTCTGGCGAACCCCTGACCCCCTTCTACGAGGGTTTTTACCGTTTCGGACGAACCATAGTAGTCCTTCCAGTCGGATTGTTTCTTTACTATTCGTTTGCGTTTCGCACCTTTGAGAGGGGGAAGTCTGCGGACAGACCAAAAGAACTTCTTACCGATATACTTCTTACCAGTAGAGAGTTCTTCAAGTTCATATACGAACCCCTGATAATCCGAGAGAAACTCTTCGGTGGGGTCAAATGATTCACTATTGTATGTCCAGTCCATACAGTATATAGGACTATAGGAAGTGGTTGTTCCTTGAAGTGAATTTACGGACTACTCCGTTGTACCACATAACTTTAAGTAGGGATGTTCTTCTCATCTTGGGTAATGTATATTCCCATTCTTGACCATCTTCATCAACCCATGTACAGTGATACCCATACCACAGTGCGGACTTGTACCAGTTGACATGTCCACCTGTAGTTATGAGTTTTTCGAGTGTCCAAAAGTAACAGTTGTTCTTCTTGGTGAATAGTCTATAAGGCCACATCCAAAAGAATATAATAAAGATAAAGAAAGCAAGTAACTTTCTTCCTAGGTCGTCTGTCATTTAGTCTTCATCCAGTAATTGTATATCTTCTACTTCTGACCCACACATAGGACAATGTAAGGGTCGTTCGTCTATGTCAAGCACAGTCACTTCAGTCTCTACTTCGCATATGATACACTCTAATGCGTAAGTAAATTCATCCACTATGCTGCCACCTCATCCCAATTCCAGTCACCTGACATACCCGCAGCACTATACTCAGTAACTCTTTTTTCAAAGAAGTTATCATGAGATGCACCATTAAGTACCCAATCTAACCAAGGAAGGGGATTATCCTTTACACCAAACTTAGGTTTCATACCTAGTTGTAGTAATCTACGGTCTGCAATATGTCGGATGTATTGTTTAACATCTTCTTTCTTGAGTCCTTGAACGTCTGTAGAATTATATGCAAGGTCGATAAACTTGTCCTCTAGTTTAACTGCATTCTTAGACATCTGATAGATTTTTGATTTTAGTTCGTCATTGACCACACGAGGATGTTCATCACAGAATGTACGGAATAACTTTGCGTTACCTTGTACGTGTAATGTCTCATCTCTGATAGACCACTCTACAATCGTACCCATACCTTTCATCTTACCGAAACGTTGGAAGTTCAACAACATCACGAATGATGCAAATACAGACATACCTTCATTGAACACAGATTGTGCAAGTGCAAGTGCAAGTCCTGTATGAGAGTTGATGTTACCTTCTTTCATGAAGTCAATCTTATCTGACATCTCTTTGTATTCTAGAAATGCGTGGAAGTCTTCATCAGGCAATCCCAGTGTATCATTCAACAATGCATATGCACGTTGGTGTACACCTTCACGGTTTGCAAACGATGATAACATGTTACGTGCTTCATTGTTCTTAAAACGAGGGATTAGTAACTCGTGGTAGTTCTCTCCTACCTGTACGTCTGACTGTGTAAACAATCGTAGTACGTGTGTAATAAATTCTTTCTCTCCGTCTGAGAGTTTAGTTCTCCAGTCTTGGACATCTTCAGACAACTCTGCTTCGTCTTCAATCCAATGAATTTCTTCGTGTTTTTTTGTTAGTTCAACTGCCCAAGGATATTGGAACGGTTTATATGTTTTTGAAAAATCCAGTAATGAC